CGCAGAAGAAGGGCCACCTGAAGCGCGAGGACAACAGCTGATCGCGCGTGTTGCGCGTATCCCGAGACTTAGAACCAAGGAGGCGAACACATGCCGCAGGCCGTACAGATCGTGAAGGACATGGAGATCGATGAGATCTCCCTGGTCGATCGAGCAGCCAACCAATCAGCGGCCATCGTGATCGCCAAGAGGGCCGACCAGGAGGATGGCATGCCCGATTACACGGATCAGGACGGCAACGAGCTGGACTTGAGCCAGTTCGAAGAGGGTGACGTCCTCGAGGGCGAAGATGGTCAGCTCTATGAGGTGACCTACGGCGACGACGATGACGAGGACGAGGACGACGACTACGAGGACTCCGAAGTCGGGGAACTCGTCGGAGTCGGCAAGTCGGCCTTCGGCGCCAGCTACGACGCCGGGGTGATCGCCGGCATCCGCGACGAGTTGTCCAAGGCGGTCAGCCAGGACGACCAGAACGCGGTGCTGAGCAAGGCTCTCGGCACGTTGGCCAAGCGGGCCGAGGAGGCCGAGTCCCGACTGCAGCGCGCTGAGGAAGTGGCCAAGGCCGAACGCGATCTGCGCCTCGAGCGGGAGTACATCTCCAAGGCCGCCGAGTACAACGTCCCGGTCGACCCGACCGAGCTCGGCCCGGTGCTCATGCGGGCCACCGAATCGCTGTCCTACGAGGACTGCGCGGTGTTGCACAAGGCCCTGAGCTCCGCTGGCGAGATGCTGTACACCGAGGCGGGTTACGACGGCCGGGCCCTTGCCGAGGACCCGATGGCCGAGATCGAAGCCCTGGTCGAGGGCCAGGTCGCCAAGGGCGACGTGTCCAAGGCCGGTGCCCTGACCGCCTTCTTCGATGACAACCCGGGCGCGTACGACGCGTACCGGGCCGAGCGGACCCGCTGAGGAGCGACTGATGGCCTACGACGAGACCCAGCGGCGAATCTCGCTGGATGCCGACGCTTCGTTGGCGATCCGGACGGGCGTGCCGGGCATGCCCGGTTCGGCCGACCCGAACGGCGGCAAGCAGTACTACTTCGTGAAGGTGACCGGTGAGCACCAGGCCGGCCTGGTCTCCGCGGCCGCTGGAGACTCGGTCGGGGTGATGCAGAACAAGCCCCAGATCCTCGGCGAGGCCGCCTCCATCTGCATCGGCGGCGTCAGCCTCGTGGTGGCCGGCACCGCTCTCGTCGCCGGTGATCCGGTCGCGGCCGGCGCCGATGGTCGCGGCACCAAGTGGACCACCGGCACTCAGGTGGGAACCGTTATCCAGGGCGCAGGGGTCGGACAGCTCGCTGTCGTCCTTGTGCGGATCTAAGAGAGGACCGGACCAGTGCCTATGAACCCGGGAAGTCCCGACGTCCACATCGACGGTCCTCTGACCAACGTGTCGGTCGCCTACTTCCAGGACACGAGCGACTTCATCGCGGACAAGGTGTTCCCTTCGCTCCCGGTGGACAAGCGCTCGGATGTGTTCTGGAAGTACTCCAAGGCCGACTGGCGACGGGCTGACGCGCAGAAGCGCGCCCCCGGCACCGAGTCGGCAGGAATCGGCTGGTCCAACCAGACCGACAACTTCTACGCCGAGGTGTATGCGGCGCACGTCGACATCGACGCGCAGACGCGGGCCAACGCGGACTCCAACTGGAACCTGGACTCCGACGCGACGCGGCTGGTGACCTCCCACCTGCTGCGCGGCAAGGACCAGCAGTGGGCCAACGAGTACTTCAAGTCCGGCGTCTGGGGCACCGAGCTCACCGGCGTGGCCTCCGCGCCGACCGGGAGCCAGTTCCTCCAGTGGAACCAGACGGCGTCGGACCCGCTGCTGAACTCCACCAACTGGCTGACCGACTTCCGCCTGCTGACCACCAAGGCGATCAACTTCGCGGTGCTCGGCGTGGACGTCTGGAAGGCACTGAAGAACCACCCGGCGATCCTGGACCGGATCAAGTACACCCAGAAGGGCGTCATCACCGAAGAGCTGGTGGCCGAGTTCCTGGGCATCCCCAAGCTCTACATCGCCTACTCCAGCCAGGCCAACGGTCCCGCGATCAACGACGCCAAGTCCCAGGACGCAGCCGCGACCTACACCTGGACGATCGACACCAAGTCGGCGCTGCTCGGTTACGCCCCCAGCCGGCCCAGCCTGCTGGAGCCATCCGCGGGCTACACGTTCAACTGGCGCGGCTACGGCGCCGGCAACAAGTCCGGCCTGACGATGAGCAGCTTCTACGACCCGAAGATCAAGGCGGACCGGATCGAGGGTGAAGCTGCCTACGATCTGAAGCTGGTCAGCCGCGACTGTGGGGTGTTCCTCAAGAACGCTGTCGTCTGACCGATCACCGCGACGACGGGTCGGGCCGTGCCTTTCGTCAGGGAGGCACGGCCCGATCTGTGTCCGGAGAGGAAGCGCAGTGATCAAGACCTTCGAGGTGCGCCGCCGGGCCCAGATCGGGGATGGCTGGCGCGAAGCTGGCGAGCCCTGTCCGGAGGCCCATCTCTGGCGGCTGACCTGGGGTCTGGTCACCGGCGGCGTGCTGATCGAGAAAGAGATGTCCGAGAAGGACTTCGCTGCCGCGGTTCAGAAGTACTGCCCCGAGGACGCCGGCGAGATCTACCCCCTCCTGGGTATCGAGGCCTTCGAGTCCGACGCCACCGACGACACCGGTGAGGGCTTCCCCAAGACCGCTCCACGCAAGCGGGCATCCAAAGCCGTACTGACCAGCCCACCCAAGCCGCTGGGGGAGTAATGGCCTACGACGGCGACCCCGCGGCCAGCCCCCTGGAAGCCGTGCGGTTCTGGGCCCAGGACACCGGCACTCCGCCGCTGCTGTCCGACGAGGAGATCAACTACCTCTTCGAGTTCATCGACGATCCCGAGGCCTCACCGATCACGGTGGCGGCTTTCGCGGCCGACGCCATCGCGGCCAAGTACGTCGGCGAGATCAGCATCAGCGCCGACGGTGTCAGCTACTCCGGCGACCAGCTCATGACGCGCTACCAGGCGCTGGCCACCCAGCTGCGCAAGATCGACGCCCGGCAGACGGCGCGCTACGCCGCGCCGTACGTGGGCGGGGTGCTGATCGGGGAGCACGCCCTGCCGGGGGTGCGCGAGCCGCAGTTCGGCATCGGCATGTTCGACAACCCCGAGGCCGGCACCCAGGAGTTCGGCTACCTCGGCGAGCTCGGAGTGGATGACCCTGAGGGGTCGGTGGGCTACTGATGCCCTATGCGATCAGTGAGTTCGCCCGGCAGAAGGTCCGGGCGTACGCCGAGGCTCACATGGACGGCCTGGTGACCATCGTGCGCGGCGGTCGCGGTGCGATGGACCCGACCACCGGGCGGGTCGCCGGGGTAGCGGTGACGGCCGTCGTGTACGGCAGCACCACCCTGGCGGCGCCGGGCACCCAGCTGGCACCACCTCCGCCCTCTCCGGTGCAGCAGCGGGCACCGGTAACGGTGTCGTTCCCCACCGATGAGCCCGCTCCCGACTCCGGCCCCATCGTCACCCCGGCGGCCTTCCCCACCCCGGTCGAACAGGCTGAGGCCGATACCGGGGGCAAGGCCCGGTTCCACACCGTCACCGGGCAGGGAGCCATCTCCAACGGTGTCGGCGAGTACGACATGCGTCAGGTCATCGTGTCGATCCCGTGGAGCGCCGCTCTGCCGCGCCAGGACGACATCATCCTGGTCCGCGATGCCGGGGTGGACGACACGCTGAACGAGGCCACACTGCGCGTTGTGGAGGTGGAAGGCGGTAGCGCCTTCGGGGACGCCAGAAGGCTCTCCTGCACGCTGCAGGGCTACTCCGAGTACTGGACGGGGGCGGGGTCGCTATGACCAGCCTGCTCGAATGGATCGGGATCCTCGAGAACGCCGCCCAGAGCACCGACGCGATGAAGAAGAAGGTGACCCGCAAGGCCAGCCTCCAGGCGGCCACCGGGTTCCGCAGTGCCGACATGCCCGGTCCGGGGCTGGAGTCGATCCTGACGCGCACCCGGAGCACCACCAAGAGGGTGGACGACAGCGCGCAGGCCGCGGCCACCGTCGCCGACGACATGGCGGAAGATGTGCTCACCAAGGGCACCGATGCCCTGATGGAGGACTCGTGAGCACCAACGCATTCGGCATCGTGGACAATCGCATCTCCAAGGCCGACGACAAACTGAGAGCCGCCGCCCGGACCAACCTCCGCAAGCCGAGCGCGTTCGCCGCCGGGGCTATCGGGGCCACGATCGGCAGCGGCGCCCGATCGCTCCGTAAAGTCCCCAAACCGAAGTCAAAACCGAAGGTGACGCCGTATCCGCTTTCCCCTTTGCGCATCGTGCAGGCCCACGAGGCCGAACGTCTGCGGGCCCTCGAATGGCAGCGCAATCGCGTCGTCGGTCGGATCAAGGGCCAATCGTGAGCACCACCATCGCCCGGGCGCCGTTGACCGACAAGGTGCTGGCCACTCTCAAGGCCACCGGGATCGCGGTCGGCGACGGGGAGCTGCCCGACGCGTCGTGGGTCGGGCACCCCAACGCGCCCGGGTCCAGCTATGAACCGTTCGCGGTGCTCGGCGAGCTGACCGCGGATCGGGCCGACGGCCCCATCGGCGACAGCCAGGCCGACTGGCGGATGCCCTACATGGTCGAGTACTTCGGCATCACCCGGTCCCAGGCATCCTGGCTGGCCGACAAGATGCGCGGCGCGCTGGATTCCCTGCGGTTCACCCGGATCACCCTGGGCCCCGCCGACTACAAGGTGCAGTACGTGCGCCACGACAACCTGGGATCGCCACAGCGCATCTCGGTCACCAACCCGCCCTTCTGGCACCAGCAGGACGGAATCACTCTGTGGATGGGAAAGGAACGGTAATGGCACTCGAAACGATCAACATGGTCGACCCCAACGGCAACACCGTGGAGGTGCCGGCTTCCAGCCAGGAGGTCTACGAGCGGCAGGGCTGGACGGTGGCCTCCGGCCAGGATGCCAATGCGGCCGACCAGTCGGGCAGCGGTGTCCGCGAGGACCAGCCCCAGGTCCTGGGCGAGCCCGGCGGACGGAACGCGCCGCCGGTCGACCCCAACACCGGACAGCCAGTCCAGTAGTCCCCGGCGCGTAATGACAGCGCCGCGACACTGGTTCTAACGACCGAGGAACAGGAGCAGGCGATGGGCCGGTTCATACCGAACGAGAACACCTGGATCGCATTCAGCCCGACCGAGCCGGCCGTCTTCGACGCTCCGAAGGTCTCCGAGCTGAGCGCGGCCACCGAGGTAACTTCGCTGGTGTCTGGGCTGAACTTCAGCGCCCAGGGCAGCGCGGTGCCGACGCCGGACCTCTCGACACTGTTCGAGACCAGCATCCCCGGCACCACCACAGCCACCGCGTCGATGGACGGCTACCGCGATGACACCGCCGACGATCTGTGGGAGCTGCTGCCCCGAGGGGCTAAGGGCGTCGTGTACATCGCCCGGTACGGCGGCAAGCCGGCCACCGGGGACGGCGTCGAGGTGTGGCCGGTCCGGGTGATCAGCCGCACCAACGCGAACATGACCAACAACACCGTGGCCACCTTCACCGTCACGTTCTCCGTGCCGCGGGAGCCGGCCGAGGATGCCATCGTCGGGACCTGACGGGTTTTCCCAGGTAGTCATGGATATGCTCCCTCGCAGGGTCGCTGACTGCCGAGGGGAAATACATGGCTGCAATCACCACAGCGACCGAGACGACCGAGGAGCCGGAGAAGGTGTCCGGCAAGCCCGCCAAGCTGAAGCGGGCCACCCTCAAGGACCTGTTGGGCAAGAAGCCCGCTCAGGAGGAATTCTCGGCACCCTTGGGGTCGGGGGATGCCGAGATTTCCTTCCTCTTCGTATCCATCGGCGCCCGGCGCTACGACCTGCTGCTGTCCAAGTACCCGCCCACTACCGAGCAGCGGGCCGGCGGCGCCTCGTTCAACACGGACCTGTTCGCGCCGGCACTGCTCACCGAGGTCTGCCGGGAGCCGGCGATCGACAAGGACGGCTGGGCCGAGGTCTGGAACAGCGACAGCTGGAACCGCGGCGAGGTCGCCGCGCTGTTCTGGAAGGCTGTCGAGCTCTGCAACTCCCGGGTGGAGGTAAACCCTATCGAAGCAGGCTGAGGGCCGACTCGGAGTTCTTCTTCGAGCTTCAGTTCTGCAACGAGCACGGCATTCCGCACTCCGAGTACCTGATGTGGGACCCGGTGGACAAGGCCAAGATGCTGGCCTTCGCGACGGAGAAAGCGGACCGGTGCTCCATGTGCGGCACCGGGACATGGGAATGGGATCCCGCCCAGGGCGGCAGCCGGCACGCGTACGAGCCGGTGGAGAAGTTCTGTCCCGGCTGCTACGCCAAAGCCGCGATGCGCACCATGGACGCGGGGCGCAACACCGACGGCATCACCATCGAGCTGGCGCGCAACGACCGGTCGGTGCAGGCTGCGCAGAGGCATGTGAAGGCTCGTAGACGGGCGGAGAAGCAATGACCACCTCGTTCGCCGACGCGCCAGGGCAGGGTCCGGACCTGCACCGCCAAGTCGAAGTCAGCCTCGCCACCGATGTCTCCGCGTACACCGCCGGCATTCAGCAGGCCGTGGCCGCCACCAACCAGCTGGCTTCGGCCATCGGTGGTGCTGCCCAGCAGGCCGACTCGCTGTCCAAGCGGGCCGGCAAGTCCATGGCGCACTTCGCCATGGGGGACTTCGCCGCCCTGTCCGGCGCTACCGCGGTGGCTTCCCGGTTCGAAGCGCAGCTGTCCACCCTGAACGCGACAGCCGCCATTACCGGTTCGTCCATGCCCGCGCTGAAGAAGCAGATCTCCGGGGTGTTCACCGATTTCCCGGTGTGGCGCCAGCAGATCGTCGCGCTGGCCCAGGCCATCTCCAACCTGGGGGTGACCAAGCCCCAGGACGTCGGCGCCCTGACCCGGAGCTACACCAAGCTGGGCGCGGCCACCGGGGAGGACTCCTCCGGGCTGGCGTCGGGCGGCATCCAGTTGTCCCGCCAGATGGGCAACATGGACCCGGGCAAGATCGACAAGTACAACAACGCCCTGGTGACGCTGTCCAAGAACGCGGGCGTCTCCGCCCAGTCGGTCACCGACTTCGCCCAGCAGTTGGCCCCGTTCGCCAACCAGCTGGGCATCGGCGAAGCCAAGGTGCTGGGCATCGCCACCGCGTTCCAGAAGGCGGGGGCCGACGGCACCTACGCGGCCAACGCGTTCAACCAGATCGCCCAGGAGATCAGCCAGCTGGAGAAGACGGGCTCGCCGAACCTGTCCAAGTACTCCGCGTTCCTGGGCAAGAGCAACCAGCAGTTCAAGAGCATGTCCGGCGAGGACCAGATCACCGCCATCTTCGAGAAGATGTCGAAGGGCGGAGCGCAGGCCGCGCAGTTCGCCGACACCCTTCCCGGCGGCCAGCGCACCCTCAAGGCCGCCCAGCAGGTGGCGCAGACCGGCGACATGCGGTCGATGATCGCCATGGCTGTGGGCAGCTCCCAGGACACCAAGAACCTGGACAAGGGCGCCCAGGCAGCCATGTCCGGGCTGGGCGACGCGGTCACCGGAGTGCGCAACGAGTTCACCGAGCTGGCCACCATCCTGGGAGACCCGCTGCTGGGTCCGCTCACCAAGCTGGTGAACCTGTTCGGCGACGTGGTGCACGGGGTGAACTCGCTCCTCGAGCCCCTGGGCAAGCTCCCCGCGATCGCCATGGCCGTGGCCGGCGCGGTGGCAATCCCCGGCGCGGTCGGCCTTGCGCATTCCGGTCTGGCCGCCGGGGCGGGGCTGATCCGGTCGTCCCTGGGCGGCAACTCCGGGTGGCGCACCGTCATGCGCGAGGGCCGCCAGGTGGGCCAGCAGATGGCCGGCGGCATGTCCCGCGACGAGGCGGTCGCCGGGACCAATCTGGGCAAGCAACAGCTGCCCGCGCACCTGCAGGCTCTGTTCGATCAGGCCATCAGTGCCGGGCAGAAGCAGGGTCCCGGTGGCGGTGGACAGAACCCGCTGGTGGCGGCGTTCCAGGCGGGCCGGGCCGGGACGACCGGTGCGCAGGCCACCAAGATGCAGCAGGCGGCCGCGGCGGCCGGGCAGGCGGCGGGGCAGGTCGGCCAGCTGGGCCTGTTCGACAAGCTCGGCAACGTCAGTGCCTTCCTCACCGAAGGTCAGTTCGACCCGGCGATAGAGCAGGGTAAGGCGGCCGAGGATCGCAAGTGGGCCCGGAAGAGGCGCGGTGAGGACGTCACCGAGGGCCGTAGCGGGTGGCGACGGACTGCGCGCTCCCTGGCGCGCTGGCCGTGGCAGGCAGCGGAGTCCCTGGGCGACGCCGGCGGCGCCGCGGCGCGCGGCCTGCGCAACCTGGTCCCGGAGGGCGCCGGCGGCCTGGGCACCGTGGCCAGGGCGGGTGCTACCGCAGCCAGCCTGGGCGGCCGCGCGTTCGCCGGCCTGTCCTCCTTGGCCGGCGGGGTGGCCAGCCTGGCGACCGGCCCGGTGGGTATCGGCGCCGGGATCGCCACCGCGGTCGGTGCGGCCGTGGTGGACAGCATCAAGCAGGCCACCGCGCGGGAGAAGGACGTCAGCACCGCGCTGTCCGGGGCCAGCGCGTACGACCAGGCGCTGGACTCGTCGTCCACCAACCTGGCCACCTTCAGCACTGCCGTCGAC